CTGGGTCGTAGCACACGTAGGGACATACTCAAAGACTAATGCATTGACTTTAAACTTATCGTAGGATGAAGCGATCATAGATAACCAAGGGAAAAGATATGGGTTGTAAGGATTGACGTTGCCGTATAACTGAACTTCGTTGCCATTAATGACATTAACGTAAGATAATGCTTCCCTATGAACAATCGTGACAGATTGTCCCTTTGAGTAGAACTTTGGTCTCACACTCTTGATCCGAGTACCGACGGCCGTAGTGGCACCTGACATGTAAGGGATCATAGTGCCAGAATTGACCTCAGTTGTTGCCCTGTCGATTGCCCTATCCAAAGAAGTAAGTAGGGGTCGACTCCGGGTCACCAAACTATTAGCCAATTTCTTCTGGCTGTTTGTCAACACCAAGTCACCTATGGAGGCGGCTAGGTTATAAACATCAGGTCCATACTTCTTTACACTCTCGCGCACTTTGCGTGCTCTCTTCTTCAAAGTCATTTTGTTTGTCATGTTCGTTTTTGTATTGCAAATCAGTGGTTGGTGATTCAAGCTGCGGCATAGTCGAGTATGGATGGAACATGATGGTCCGTCCCATCCATCTCACAGAAGTTCATTTCCCAATTTTCAAGACGTTGCTCAAGGGCTATCTGTTCATCTCCAGTGAGGCCAAAAGCTTTCCAGAAATGATACCTAGCTATGGGTGTGATTTCACATGGTAAATCGTTACCAACCCATTTATGCATCGATGTGACACTAGAAAAAGGCTGGTGTTTCCCCACGTCATCGTACACTTTAAAACGTGAATAGAACTTTTCAACCACAGGTATACCCCGAGATAAGGATAATCCACCTTTGTGTTGAGCAGTACTCCATGCTTTCCGTGTGGCGATGTCGTGGATATTATTAACACAGTGACAATCTTTACCCATTGCGGTTCTGACATTTCGGACCATCTTACATCCATTGCCATAAGTTACAGGTCTGGCCTGGCAGAATTCAACTTCCTCCAACTCGTAGACAGGTTCCTCCATTTTCATAGTATATCCCCGATCAATAAACCAATTGTGGAGGTTTTTCTGGATTGCTCTGGTATAACGCCTCTCAGTGATGATGACACAGTCATCCCCGCAATTAACCAAACTGTAGTTGGAAATACCGAGACTTCTCATAAAGCCCCATACCATGCTACACATAAGGATATAATTGCCAAGAGATGTATTGATGTCTCCACTCATGCGGCACCCTAGTTTTCTGTACTTCACTCGTCCATTTGGGGTGTATCCTTTCCCTTCATTATGCAACTGCCAATCTAAAAGATTGGGCAACAATTTGCTGGTTGGGTATACACCGGTGTAAAATCCATGTTCGAATTTGAGTGCATCAACAGAACAATGCTGGTCAAACCGCGAGGCGTCAAGACCAATGCCAACAGGTCGGACGTACTTGGCCCACTTATCTTTGATGATGACCCCCACTTCATCATTTGTATAGCCTTTGATGCATGTGGGTTCACCAAAAACTCCGTCTATAGCCTTCATGAACTTCTTCTCTAAATGTCGCAGATATCTTCCCAATTCCACATTGTACCTAGGTGACCGAGGCTGTATCACTCTAGGTGCAGGATCACCTTTAAGTGTT